TGAAGAGTCGTAGGTGAAGCCTGCCTCGTCCATGATGGCATCGAAGACCTTCTTCACTTGGATGAAGGGCGTGAGCTCTCCTTGATACAACCCATCACTTTCAGTCCACGGGGCATTGGAAGGGAATGACCAGTTGAAGCCCTTGTCGATGAGTCCGTACCGAATCTCGGGAGCGATGCCTGTGGATGAAGTCCACGAGTTCTGTACGTTGGTGAGGTTCAGGGTGTGGTCGTATGCAGAGAGGTCGAGGTCCGTCAGCATCCCATCCCCGATGGCTGTCTTCAGGTCGGTAGCTCCTGCGAAGAATACGACCTCGATGTCGGCGTAGCGTTCCTTCTGGAGGTATACCTTCTTTACCTGACAGTACCCCCGGAGGATGGGGACCGAGTTGGCTACGAGCTCCGCTGAAATCTTCGTCTTGAGGTCCACCCCCACAGCCGAAGGAGAGACCAAGTTCCCGAGGATGCCGAGGTTGTTGGGAGTCGCAGGTATGCGGAAGGTCTGCGAGTAGCTCCCTGCCGCTCCGTTGATGTTCTGCACATCGGAGAATTGGAGCGTGAGGTTGACGCTCTCGTCTTGGTATAGGTCGGCTTCGGTGCCGTTCATGTAGAGCCTCAGCATCGGATGTCTTGTGCGAGGGTGATGGTGAAGCTCACATCGAACGTCTTGGACGCAGCCGGGATAACCTGATAGCTCGAGGTGTCAATCGTGCAAGGTAGCCAGTCGCTTGTCCCCACCCGGTACATGACATTCTTCGAGCGGAAGGCATATTGCAAGAGGTCGCGCTCCGAGGCCGTGAAGAGTTGATTCCTCAAGGCGTACTGCTCCCGGCCTGTGATATGGTAGGGTGTGGTCTGACGGTCCCACGAGTTGAAGGAGAAGCCGAGGCTCTTGCGGTAGTTCTTACCCTCCGTCTGGATGGTCTTCAGGTTCCTCCCATCGAAGCGTAGGTAATCCCACCCCCCGACCGTGTTGGCCCATGCGAGCTGTACGGGGTCGTGCTTGATAGGGCGGCAGTCCCTGTCGACTCTGATGGAACAAGTGACAGCGGTAGGCGTCCCAGCCCCGTCTGTGCCTCGGATGGTGTAGTAGTCCCAGTCGTTATCCCACACCCCCCCGGGGGGTGGCCCCCCAAAGAGGGTGGCGAGGTTAGCAGGCCCCAAGGGGACGATGAGGTAGTTCTCCCCTACGGTGACGCTTGAAGATACGTTGTTGCTGATGGTGGCTACGTTGATATTGTTCTTGAAGAGCTTGACCTCAATCTCATCGAGGTCGGTGGCCGTCCCGAGGTTGTCGGTCTGGATGAGGACTACGATGGCTTCGTCCTCGGCAGCCATGACCATATCGACACGCTTGCCCGAAGCATCCACATCCCTATCGGTAAGCCACGACTTGATACTGGATCCTGTGGGGTAGTAATCGGCAAAGCTGGGGTGCAGCCCCTGCGAGATTTGCATCGTACCCCCAAGCAGGAATACCGAGGAGGAATCGTCCATCGTAGGAGTCGAACCGGTGTAGTCCCCTACCTTGACAGTGTACCTCCTCATGACAGGCTGAGTGGAGGTAGTAGAAGATGCAGTCACGGTATGGATAACTCCAGACGCTTGAGTGTCGGGAGCTGCCACCCTACCCTCTGCGATGTCGCTCAAATCGAAGTATCCCTCATCATTCGCGTCAGGCGTGAGATAGTACGTTCCTATGAGCGTCCCGTCGGTGTTGTATATCGTGGACTCGTAGACCTCTACGGCATAGCGGAAGCCAGCGGTCACCGTGGCGTTGGTGCTGAACTGAAAGACGAGAGGCTGCCCGGCAGGGCGGAGGAGGTCGGGAGCGGAGTCGATGGAGGCGGCCATTACTTGGGTTTTACAGTGATATTGCCCGACTTGAATTCGAGCGACTTCAGGAGGTCTTGGGCGAGGGCTTCCCCGAGCTTGGTTTGAAACTTGGGAACTTGGGCTTCAAGGGCTGCCTCGTAGTATCGCAGGCCCTCGATGCCGTTCCTCTTGATGGAGCGAGCGATGAGGAAGGCGGCACTCCGGAGGCGTGACTCGGTCGCTTTCACGAAGCGTCCGTCCTTGTCCCTCACCTCGGAGATGTGTATAAGAGACAGCTTCCGGATGGCATCGGTGGGGGGTTGCTTCTGACGAAACGAATAGGGAGCCTGACGGTTCCTTTCCGTTCCATTCACACCCCAATGGATGAAGGCAGCATACGGCAAAGGACTCCCGAAGGAGACCCTGCCGCCGCTTATCTTGTATTCGAGAGATTTCTGCAGGCTCCGCGAGGCCACCCCATAGGAGCGGTTCTTGCCTATCTTCCTTGACCCGAGCTCTCGCTTGGCGGCAAGGTTGACCTCCTCGGCAAAGTCCTTCAGTATCTTCTCGAACTCATTCACTTCTTATTACGTCCGAGGATGACAGCGTTGAGGATGCGCTTGATGAGGTCCACGATGTCGTCGTCCTTCGTGGTTTCTGTGAGTGCCGTGATCGTGCCAGCGGCGGTAATGAGGGCGAGGGCGATTTCTGCCCAGTGGGTTTGGAAGAATTCCATATCAGGGGGTTTTGATGTTGTAGTATGCTTTGAGGCAGTGGTCCTCTTCGATGTAGTCGAGGAGACGCTGAAGGGAAGTACCCAATGGTGAGAGGGTGCCCCTCACGAGGTTGGCCCCCAGCACTGCCGAGATTGTCTGATGTCCGAAGGGGTATCCGTTGGGCTTCAGCAGAAAGTCTGAGAGGATGAGCTCTGCCGCGATAGAAGCCATGAAGGAAGCCCTACGTCCGAGGTCGTAGAGCCACCCCCACGGGCGGAAGTCGGTGAAGACACGTACGAGGATTCCATACAAGGGACCCACCACGAAGAGGGCGATCCCTGCGAAGACGAGAGGTATGATGAGGAGGTTCTTCATAATTCTTCATCAGGGAACCATCCATTCTCCACCATGTAGTCGTAATCCCTTATCGTGGTGGTGGAGGGTACGATATGTCCGAAGGGGAACCCTTTGTTGTTCAGGACGTACGAGGCGAGGTTGAAGCGTTCCGTCTCGTTGAGTTCCGGGAAGAGAGAGACGAGCTTCTCGATGGTGGCCTGTGGGTGTACGGGGATGATATACGAGAGGTCCACCTGTAGGGCGTGCTGGATGCCGTCGGGGTGTGTGATGACTCCGAAGACAGTCCCATCCTTTTGGTATTCTTCTTGCACGGCGAGAGGGACGGTGATGTTGTACAGCTCTCGTGTGATGCTCTTGGCCCTGACCTCACTCGTCAAGAACCCTTCGGGGAGGACGATGATGTAGCTCATGGGTAGATGGAGTAGTAGTCGTTGATGTCGGTTTCGATGCCTGTGCGGTTGCTTGTTTCGTCAGATGCGTACAAGACAATTTCTTGCATTGTTCCGCTCCAATAGTTGGATGACCCCACGGAATTTTGCCCAATTCGTATTGTTCCGCCTAAAGGTTTTTGCGTATAGCTCAAACCCGTATTTACCACTGAGCCGTTGATGTAGCTTTGTCCGCTCGTTGGTGCTATCGCAAATATGGAATTCACCTGTTGCACAATGCTGTTGTGTGGCGTTCCTTGCCACGCGCCATCATAATATGCACCCACCCCACTGCCTCGCCCGTCAAAAATTAAACGTCCGCTTTGTACGTCTATCGCAAAACCCGGAGGCGACGATACAGTGTGTTTCGTCACGCTAAAAAAGCTATAATCGCTGGCAGCGTTTGTAATTGATGGCTCAAGGCTGTCAACATCAAACTCTATCGCAGGCTTTCCGTTCTCTTCAATCACACCCGTGCTGCTATCGTAAATCTTCGGCTGGTTTGCCGTCGTCGTCTGCGTCGCGTCGTTGGCGTTTCCGCTTTGGTCATACCACGTCTTCACAAACCCGTCCGTACCTGAACAGAACGTGGCCAGCGCAGATGTGTCAAGGTCGCCGTTGCCATCGAATCCGATGTCTTGCTCAGCGTTGTCACTTGCCCTGCGCACCCTGATGGCATCGCCTGTGTATGTGTTGTCAAGCAATCGCAACGAATACGCAGCCGCTGCTCCGGGATACTCTTCAAGCAAAAGCACTTCAACCTCCTCCCACGTCATCTTTAAAGAGATAGGCACCGTACCCCCTGTGCGCTCCTTCAAATACGCAAGGAGGGTGTTCTTTGCATCATTAAAGGATGTGTTAGCCGCCACGTCAGCAAACTGCACCCACGTCCCCGTATCTGGATCCTGCTGTGCTTTCTCGGCATAGTAGAGCTTCCGAATAATCTTATAGCCCGAGGTGGGGGTGTTGGACTGCGAGAGTTCGCTGATGCCGTCCCCATCGGCCTGTGCCGTATAGTAGAGTTCGAGCGTAGCCGTAGCCCCCGAGCGTAAGGTCGCCGCCTCGCTGTCGTAGGCCCCGTGGTATTGCTCCAGCGTTTCGTATTGCCACTCCCCCGGGGAGCGGTAAATCATAACCTCCCCATATGCTGCCGTCCCGTTCTCTACGTCCCTCAGCGCATCGATTTTGTAGGGGCTTTTGACTTGCGAGTTGAAGATGTTCGTCAGGGCCGTCACCGTCCCGTCCCTGTCGAGGCCGAAGGTGTTCTTGTCCTTGTCGAGGATGCGGTCCCATTCGATGGCTTTGCCTATCACCCTGCCGTCGCGGGCTGTGATGTTAATCTGGTCGGTGGCGTAAGCCGTGGCGAGGAGGTATCCCCCGCGCTGCCAGCGTTGTCCGTTGATGAGGAGCTCGTCGTTGGTAGTATCGATGATCATGCTTCGCAGGTGATGGAGAGGTCTGTTATGCGTATTCCGACATCCCCGTATATGCTCTGGGCGTAGAAGCTGAACGTATACGCGGTGAAGGAATCGGAGGTGAGGGTGAGGGTTGCCTGTTGGGTGTTGTTGGATGTGATAACTCCCGAATTGAAATAGTAGTCTCCTGTCGTATTTGCAATCGGCCCCGCGCTCTTGGCGACGCGGAGAAAGACGTTGTACAAATCGAATGGGCCCTGCACAAATAAGTCTAAGGTAGCCGTTAGCGTAAACGTTCTGCCCTGCGGGACGTTGGAGAAGAGTATCAAAGCCGTCGGAACTTGGGTATAGGTAGCTACGATGCCTCCCGCATTTACGATGGTGACAGCTCCCAATGTGGGACCTTCTATGTCAGCCAATGTTCCAAAGCCCGTTCCTCCCGCAGGAGGGTATACAACGTCAGGAAATTGACCGGAATAAGAAACCGAGGCGACGGTCGTCACGGGGTCCACCCCGAAGTTGAGCGTTATCTCTCCATCCCCATCATCAGTGAGAGACCCGTTGGGGACGTTGATGGTAGCCACTGAGAGCACATCAGGACTCCCGTCGGTTTCTCGCACTCTCAAGAGCCCCCGGGCACGATATGACTGTGGGGTGCTTCCCTCGGGCTCCACTCCCGTGAGGGGTGCGTTGCATGAGTCGTAGCTGTACGGGACCGCGATGGTTAGGTCGAGGAGGCACCCTGCGAGGGCGTTGCTCCTTTCCTCTTCGAGCGGTGTGACCGAGGCCGAGGTGAGGTCGTAGTGGTATCCGAATTGGAAGATGTCGCCTCCGTTCTCGATGTCTGCGAGGATGTCCTCGGCTACCTGCTCCGCATCGCTTATCGATTCCTTCTGGTGGGCGTTCTTGTCGGCTTCCGCAGGTGGGAGCGTGAGGATGTATATCTCGAGGTTGTACGTCTTGGTGCGCTCCGTGTTGTAGTCCCCTCCCGTATATACGAGGTGCATGAGGGGGTACTGCTCGAACTTGTCCAAGTCGACATCGGACGGGCTCCCATAGGAGAACGTCTTGATGAAGAAATGGTTGTCGCAGAACTCCTGAAACTTGGCGACGATGTTGTTGAATGTAATCATGACTTCCGCTTATGTTCGAGGTCCTTCAGGAATGCGAGGTGGGTGAAGAGGTGTCCGATAGGCGAAGCCGTAACCGCATCCATCTTGAGATAGTCCTCCCCAGCCAAGGAGAAGAGGAGCGGGTACCATCCCCACTTCTCAGCAAACGCATCGCCTCCCTCGTTGTTTGAATCAAAGAGGACTGCAAAGTGGTCAGCAGTTCTCGTTCGGTAGTCCAAAAAAAAAGCAACGCTCCCGAGACGAGAGGGGCAGGCATCTCCAGAAACGCCTCCGCGTCTTCTTTTGCCGTGTATGGGGCTATGGTATACTTATCGCCCCAACGTCTGTCTATGGGCCTGTAAAGGACGCTCATGGCTTTGTGGGCGTTCCTCCAGAAGTCCTTGGTGTAATCCTCCATGTCAATCCATTCCCCCGTCGAGAACTCTTCCCAGTTGGGGATGAAGCCGTAGGTCACCCCTCCCAGTTCTATGATAGGCCTGTGCTGGGCTTGTTCCTTCTGGAGTAAGGTGGTGAGGTGTGCGTCGGCTTCTGTGATGAGGACACGAGGCATCGTCCTGAGCTTGTCGTAGGGTACGCCTGTGACTGCCGATACCCGCTTCACAGGGTCGGTGTCTGATTCCAAGGCCATGAGGTGGCGAAGGGTGAGGTCAGCATAGTGGGCAGGCAAGCGAAGCTCCATATCTGTATAAGTAAAAAAGGGATGATTTCTCAAGTTATCCGAGGGCATATTTCCCGAAGTTGGGATTCGTCTGGTTCCAAGTGATGGCGTAGCGGCTCGCATCAAGGAAGTGATTGAAAGCATCCACGGGCTCGTTG